CCAGGTAAAGTTCCAATACAAGAACTTGCTACATCAAATGGTATGGGTAAAATACAATCATTGATACAGACTTATGAGTATTATCTTAAAATGATTAGAGATGTGACCGGACTTAATGAAGCTAGAGATGGTACATTACCAGACAAACAATCATTAGTTGGCTTACAAAAGCTAGCTGCCGCTAATTCAAACGTAGCTACAAGACACATATTACAAGCTAGTTTATACTTAACTCTTAGAACTTGTGAAAATATATCATTAAGAGTAGCTGATGCTTTAATGTTTCCTATGACAAGACAATCTTTAGAATCTAGTATATCTAGGTACAACGTAGGAACGTTAGACGAACTTTCTATTTTAAATACGCATGACTTTGGCATATTCTTAGAACTAGAACCAGATGAAGAGCAAAAACAAATATTAGAAAACAACATACAAATAGCTTTAAAAGCTGGGCAAATAGATCTTGAAGACGCTATTGACATTAGAGAAGTTGCTAATTTAAAGTTAGCTAACCAAATGTTAAAAAAGCGTAGAAAAGAAAAAGCAGCTAGAGACCAACAAGCACAACAAGCTAATATACAAGCTCAAGCACAATCTAATGCGCAATTAGCAGAGCAAGCAGCTTTAGCTGAAACACAGAAGCAACAGATTTTAACAGAACAAAAAGTTCAGCTAGAAAATGCTAAGTCTCAATTGGAAATTAAAAAAATGGAAATGGAAGCTCAAATAAAGCAGCAATTAATGCAGCAAGAGTTTCAATACAACATGCAGCTAGCCCAAGCTCAAGGACAAAGTAAAAGAAATCAAGAAGAATTTAAAGAAGATCGTAAAGACGAACGAACTAAAATACAAGCAACGCAACAATCTGAGTTAATAGATCAAAGAAAAAATGATTTATTACCGAAGAACTTTGAATCCGCTGGTAATGATACTATGGGTGGATTTGGCTTAGAGCAGTTTGGCCCTAAGTAATTTTTTATTAACTATTATATTATATTATGTCAGAAGAAGTAAAACAAGAAGGTGACTTTAAAATTAAAAAGAAACCAGGTAGACCTAAAAAACTTACCAACAAAAACGAAACAATAAAAGTAGATTTGTCTAAAAAAGAAGAAGAAAATGCTAAAGAAGAAGAACCAATCAAAGTTGTTATCAATGAGGATGCCAAAAGGGATGCTGAACCAGAAGGGATTATTGAAAATGCCGAAGATAAACAAGTTGAAGAAAAGCAAGAAGAAGACAATGTAATACCTATACAGGAGATTACTGAAGAAACCAAAGTAGAAGAAGTAAAAGAGCCAGTTATAGAAACTGCTCCAGAACCTGCTAAACCAGAAATTAACTTACCTGAAAATATAGAAAAGTTAGTTAAGTTCATGGAAGAAACAGGTGGTACAGTTGAAGACTACGTTAGATTAAATGCTGATTATAGCAGCGTAGATGACAATACTTTAATTAGAGAATACTACAAACAGACTAAACCACACTTAGACATGGAAGAGGTTAACTTCTTATTAGAAGATAACTTTTCATTTGACGAAGAAGTGGATGAAGAGCGAGATATAAAAAAGAAAAAACTTGCCTTCAAAGAAGAAATTGCTAAAGCCCGTAAATTTTTAGAGGATACCAAGAGTAAATAGTACGACGAAATCAAGTTGAAACCCGGCGTAACTCAAGACCAACAAAAAGCTATGGATTTTTTCAATAGATACAACGAAGAACAGAAAATGGTTCAAGATCAACACAAGAGGTTCCAAAGTAACACTAAAAACTTCTTTAACCAAGAATTCAAAGGTTTTGACTTCAATATTGGTGAAAAGAAATTTAGATATGGACTTTCGAATACTGATAGTGTTGCTAATACCCAATCTGATCTAACTAATTTTGTTGGGAAGTTCCTAAATGAAAAAGGTGAAGTAAAAGATTATGCTGGTTACCACAAAGCCATTTATGCTGCTGAAAACGCTGATACAATAGCTAATCATTTCTACGAGCAAGGCAAAGCCGATGCTGTAAAAGATATGATGGCTAAATCTAAAAATGTAAGTAATGAACCTAGAGTAACATCTACAGGTGATGTATTTATTAATGGTATGAAAGTAAAAGCAATTAGTGGTGTAGATAGTTCAAAGTTAAAATTAAGAATAAAAAACAACAAAAATTAAAATAAATAATTATGGCACTAACAGGTGGAACAGGCTTACAGCCTCACCCAATTAAAGGCGCTGCATTAAATAGTAACTACTTGAGTTTTACTGGAACTACTGGTGGTAACTTTGCGCAGCAATATTTACCTGAGCTTTATGAGCAAGAGGTAGAAAGATACGGAAACCGAACTATTGGTGGTTTCTTGAGAATGGTAGGAGCAGAAATGCCTATGAGTTCTGATCAAGTAGTTTGGTCTGAGCAAAATAGACTACACATTGGATATAAAAACTGTGCAGTAGCTAGCGGAACTAGAATAAATGTTACTTTAGCTCCAGGTGAAGAGCTTGCTCTTAAAAAAGGACAGTTAGTAGTTGTTCAAGGTGCTCCAGGTGAATTAGTATGTGAAATAACTGCTGTTCAAGCTGGATCTGGAACTACTAGACATTTTGATGTTGTACCTTACGAAGCTGCTGATTTAACAACTAGTGGCACAGGTGGTATTTTCTCTGCTACTGGATCATCTAACGATAACAAAGTATCTGTATTTGTTTTTGGATCTGAGTATGGAAAAGGAGTTGAGCCAGGCGTTACTGCAGGCGTTGATGCTATTCCTACTTTAAAACCAGCTTTCACGCAGTTTGACAATAAACCAATGATAATAAGAGACGAGTTTCAAGTAAATGGTTCTGACACAGCGCAAATTGGCTGGGTTGAAGTAGCTACTGAAGATGGAACTTCTGGATACTTATGGTATATGAAAGCTGAGTCTGAAACTAGATTAAGATTTGAAGATTACTTAGAAATGTCTATGGTTGAAGCAGTTAAGAAAAATGCTAACGGGGCATCTACTCATGATGGTTCAGAAGGTTTATTTTCTGCTATTAAATCAAGAGGTAATGTATACCAAGGCTTTTCAGGTGCAGCCGGCGGAACAGGCGCTGTGGCTGATTTTGACGCTATACTTAAAGGCTTAGACAAAGAAGGTGCTATTGAAGAAAACATGCTTTTCGTAAATAGAAACTTAGCTTTAGATATTGACGATATGCTAGCTCAGGTTAACGGAGGTTATGCTGCACCAGGAGCTTCTTTTGGTTTATTCAACAATGAAGAAAGCATGGCTTTAAACTTAGGTTTTGATGGATTTAGAAGAGGTTCTTATGACTTCTATAAGTCTGATTGGAAATACTTAAATGACGCTGCTACAAGAGGTGTTTTAGGTTTAAATCCTACTATCTTTACTGCTGGAACTCCAATTAACACTGTTGAAGGTGTGTTAGTTCCTGCTGGTACATCTACAGTATATGACCAAATGTTAGGATCTAATATCAGACGTCCTTTCTTACACGTAAGATATAGAGCTTCTGAAACTGATGATAGAAGAATGAAGACTTGGGTTACTGGTTCAGTAGGCGGAGCTTATACTTCTGGTCTTGATGCTATGAAAGTTCATTTCTTATCTGAGAGATGTCTATGCGTTCAAGGTGCTAATAACTTCGTGTTATTTACATCATAAAAACAATTAAGCTAGGGCGCGAAAGCGCTCTAGTTTTTTATTTATATTATATTATATTATGGAAAAGATAAAAAAAGCTCCTGCTCCCAAGCAAGAGCTAAAAAAAGATACTTGGGAAATGAAAGATAGAACATATCTTTTAAAAGGTAATATGAAGCCCTTAACTTATACACTACAAGGTAAATCAAGAAAAAGAGTACCTTTAGTTTATTTTGACGAGCAAAAAGGTTATAATAGAGAACTTAGATATGCTACTAATCAAAAATCTCCATTCGTAGACGAACAAGATGATAATGTGCTGTTAGGCCATATTGTTTTTGAAAAAGGAGTGCTAAGGGTTCCAAAACAAGATCAAGTTTTGCAAAAGCTACTTTCTTTATATCATCCTTTTAAAAATTCTAGATATGAAGAGTATAGCCCTGTTGAAGAAGCTAAAGATGATTTAGATTATTTAAATGCTCAAGTAGAAGCTATGAACATGGCTAGAGATATGGACATTGACATGGCTGAGGCTATAATGAGAACAGAATTAGGATCAGAAGTAAGCACAATGAGCTCTAAAGAAATAAAAAGAGATGTTATGGTGTTTGCTAATAGAAATCCTGAATTGTTTATTGAGCTAGCTAATGATGAAAATGTACAATTAAGAAACTTTGGTATAGTAGCTGTTGAAAGCGCTATTATTGACTTATCACAAGACCAAAGAACATTTTCTTGGTCTGGTAATGGTAGAAAACTTATGAACGTTCCTTTTGATGAAAACCCATATTCAGCTTTAGCTGCTTGGTTTAAAACTGATGAAGGTGTAGAGGTTTATAAATCTATCCAGAAAAAGTTAAAATAACAAGTGATTATAATTACAAGGGGCTACTAATGTAGCCTCTTTTTTAAAAATATTAAAATGGCAATAAACGTAGATACGGTATATAAAACGGTATTACTTATATTAAACAGCGAACAGCGTGGATATATGACGCCGGATGAGTTTAATAAAATAGGTAGCCAGGTTCAAAGACAAATATTTGAGGCGTATTTTGAAGATTTAAACCAACAACTACGTATACCTCAGTCTGATGTAGAATATTCAGATAGAGCTGCTATTACAGATGAAAAAATTGCAGAGTTTAAAGTTGAAGGAACTCCAGCACATACTACGGGCGGTATATTTACATTACCATCTGATTTATATAGATTAGGATCTTTAACATTTGAAGAAACTAATAAAATTCCTGTAGAAATACAAAGAGTTGGTAGAGCTGACTTTTATAACATAAGAAAGTCTCCACTCACAGCCCCAACTGAAACACATCCAATATATTTATACGAAGATAATAAAACTTTAATTTACCCTACTAGCATAACTAGCAAGGTAAAAGCGCAATATGTTAAGAAACCAACTGATATTAGGTGGGGTTACAATATAGGCGCGTTGGGTCAATATATTTTTACTAATTATCCTTATGTAGCTACATCTATAAATATAGGTGATATATCTAGTTCAATATCTTCTAATACAGTAGCCTCTGCTACTGATGGCACCTATATTAACGCCACTTATACTGGTGGATCAGGAACTGGAGCTGCTTTTGATGTTGTTGTATCCGGAAATACGGTTACTTCAATTACAGTTACTTCACAAGGTTCTGGGTATGTTGCTGGAGATCAAATAACATTTCAAGGTTCTGATTTTGGCGGCGCAGGAACTGTAGTGTTAACATTAACTTCTGCTAATTTATTTTCAGGTTCTACCCAAGGATTTACTAATTTTGAATTACATAACTCTGAAAGAACTGAAGTTATATTAAAAATATTACTTTACGCTGGTGTAGTAATAAGAGATCCTCAAATAATACAAGTAGCGGCGCAAAAAGTACAACAAGAAGAAGTAAACGAAAAATCATAATAAATGGGACTTATAACAGAAACTAATGCTGAATATTACACTGGAAATAATTACGGTAGCTACATATATATAAGTCTAGATGATATTATAAATAACTTTATAGTAGCATATATTGGAGCTGGTAAACTAAT